AATTGAAAGAAAGTTAATAGTATTTTTAAATAAGTACAGAACAAATACAGAACAGAAAAATGAGCAAAGCAGATTTAATACCATTCAAAAAAGGACAGTCAGGAAATCCTAAAGGTAGACCAAAAGGTAGTAAGAACAGAAGCACAATTTTAAAAGAAATAGCAGAGCTTAGAACAAAAGGCATACATCCAGTTACTGGTGAAGAAGTATGGATGACTAATGAATATCGTATGGCTATGGCTGTTATAGAAAAGGTTATACAAAAAGGTGATGCACAAGGTTTGAATATGGTACTAGATAGTATCTATGGCAAGCAAAAAGATTCTGTTGATATACACACTTCAGAAGAAGTAAACCACGATTTTAGAAATATCATTGCACGGATTAAAGCTCAATAAAAAGTATTTAGTATTAGATGAATCATTTGCTAGGTACTTTATTGTAACTGGTGGTAGAGGTTCTGGTAAATCATTTGCTGTTAACTCTGTACTATTATTATTAACCTACCAAGCTGGACACACAATACTATTTACACGTTACACGCTAAGAGCAGCCAGCATTAGTATCATACCTGAGTTTATAGAAAAGTTAGAACTGCTTGGTGTTATTGACCAGTTTAAAATAACTAAAGATGAAATAATAAATACAGGTAATGGTAGCAAGATAATATTTCGTGGTATTAAAACAAGCTCAGGTGATCAGACAGCAAATCTAAAATCATTAACTGGTATTACTACTTGGGTAATGGATGAGGCAGAAGAATTAAATGATGAAGATATATTTGATAAGATTGATTTATCTGTAAGAAATAAAATACGAGAGAATAGAGTTATATTAATATTGAATCCAACAACCAAAGAACATTTCATTTATAAGCGTTGGTTTGAAGATAGAGGTGTTGCTGCTGGTAGTAATATAACTAAAGAAGATACTACCTATATACACACAACATACTTAGATAACTTAGACAACCTTTCAGAAAGCTATATTAAGCAGATTGAAACAATGAAGGTTAGAAGGCCAAACAGATACAAACATACAATAGAAGGTGCTTGGCTGGATAAAGCTGAAGGTGTTATATTTACTGATTGGAGCATAGGAGAATTTAAACAAGTAGGTAAAATTGTATTTGGCCAAGATTATGGTTTTAGCAATGATCCAAGCACATTAGTTAAAACAAGCATAGACAAAGAGAATAAAGTTATCTATATACAACTATGCTTCTATCAAACTAAGTTAACTACAAGTGAGATATTACAACTTAATAAAAAGTTTGCAGCAGATAATTTAATAGTTGGTGATTCAGCAGAACCAAGATTAATAACAGAACTAAGTAGAGATTGTAACGTTGTGCCAGCAATCAAAGGACAAGGTTCAATAACATTTGGTATTAGTTTACTACAAGATTATGATTTAGTAATAACAGAAGATAGCACAGAATTAATTAAAGAGTTAAATAACTATTGTTGGTTAGAAAAGAAATCACAAACACCAGTAGATAATTTTAACCACGCTATTGATGCGTTGAGGTATGCAGTTAGTTATCAATTACAGAATCCAAACTTAGGAGAATATCACATTTATTAAAAAAAATTACAGAGGTAGAATAAAAAAAATTAAAAAAAGTTGTAAAATAATTTGTTAATTAAATAATTATATTTATATTTACATTGTAATTAAGAAAAACAAAATGTACACATTAAACTTAAATAAAAAATATAAAGGTTATTATCATAAAAGATTTAACGATATACAAATAATAGTAGAAAAAAATTATTTTTCGGGTGGTTGGCAAGGTGTTATTCAGAAGTACACACATACTGCAAAAGATGTTGAGGGAACTAAAGTAGAAATGTTTGATAATTTAACTGAAGCTTTTTATGGTGAAACAAAAAAAGAAGTTTCTTATAGCTTAACAAACTGGATTTTAAATAATCAAGATATAATTGAAGGGTAATGAACTGGAGAGATAAAATACTAAAGAAGTATAAGAAACATAAAAAGAGTTGTAAATGTTTTTTCTGCAAACTTTATAGCCACGCTTAAGCCACCCTTAAGCATTTAGATAAGATAAGAAAAGATAAGATATATAAGAGAAATTTTTATTATATTTAACTATAATTTAAAATAACTTTCTAAATACGTTTAGTTAAAGTCTTCATTTAAAATTTATGTTTTGGTTTAAAGTAGGTAGTCGGCACAAGAGCGTTACCTACTTTTTTTTATATTTGTATATAACGATTCAACAATTTAAACGTTTATATATAAATGAAGTTAACTATTAACATACCAGAAACACTTAATGAAGTTACTTTAAAGCAATATCAAAAATGGTTAAAGATTGCTGATGGTAAAGAACTGGATTCGTTTCTACAACAAAAGATGGTTGAGATATTTTGTAATATACCACTTAAGCAAGTATTACAAATAAAAGCTACTGATATAAATAACATCTGCGAAGAACTATCAAAGCTATTTAATACAGAACCTAAATTTATAGATAGGTTTACAATGAATAATAAAGAGTTTGGATTTATACCAAAGCTAGATGATATTTCATTTGGTGAATATGTTGATTTAGATACTTACCTTGCTGATTGGGAGCAAATGAATAAAGCTATTGGTGTTTTATATAGACCAATAACATATAAAAAGAAACAGCAGTATTTAATAGAAGAATATGAAAGTGCTGAAAAGTACGATATGACAGAAACCACTTTAGATGTTGTATTTGGTGCGCTTGTTTTTTTTTACAGTTTAAAGAACGAATTACAGAAAACTATCCTGAATTATTTAGCAACTCAGAAGGAGATAGAGCTGCCTCAGCATCTGCAGGATTCTCTGCTAAATGGGGCTGGTATCAATCTATCTACGGACTTACTAATGGAGACATTCTCAAATACAATGAAATTACCAAATCAAAACTACACACCTGTTTAATGCACTTAGCATTTGAAAAAGATAAATATGAATTAGAACAACAGATACTAAAAAGAAGCCAGCGATGACAAAAGAAGATATATTAGAAGAATTAACAGAACGTAATTTATTAGTTAAAAACGAACACATAATTTTAGTAGATGGCTTTGAAGAAGCATTTTTAGGTATCACAGCAAACAATCCAATACAAGCAATATATGATTATTGGATATGTTTAGATTTACTAATACAGCGTGATAATATGGATTTTGATAACGCTATTGATGACTTAGATGAATTTATTAATCAAGATTTAGGTGAACACACACCAAGATATATAAAAGTAGTATGAACAGTTTTTACAATATAATAGATAAAATAAAAGAAGTAATTGTTGCAGAACCATTTAACAATGAAATTACATTTGGTGATATAGCTGATATTGATTTAAAGAAACAGAGTTTGTTTCCGTTGTCACACGTAATGGTTAACAACAGTACAATAAACAACAATTATGTAACATTTAATATTACTATCTTCTTTATGGATTTAGTAGATATTAGCAATGAACAAGTAACAGATTTATATAGAGGCAACGACAACAGGCAAGATATATTAAACACTCAGTTAGCATTAGCTACAAGAGTTATTAGAGTTTTACAAAAGAGTGATTTATACAAAGATAAATTTGAATTGATTAATCCAGCTACTTGTGAACCATTTACTGAAAGGTTTGATAATATGCTTTGTGGCTGGGCTATTACTTTTGATTGTGGTACTAATGATGATATGACTTACTGTTAATGAGTGAATTTAGAAAGGCATTAGAGAAATACGCTAAGTACGTTATACAACAATCACGTAGTAATTTAACACGTAAAAAAAACAACGCTTCTAAGCAACTGTATAATAGTTTAGAGTATACAATTAAAGGTGATAAAGTTTCTTTTCTTAGTGAAGATTATGGGCAGTTTATAGATAAAGGTGTTAAAGGTTCTAAATCTACATATCCAGAAAGCTCTGCAAGTCCTTTTAAATATACTACTAAACAACCACCAAGCTCAGTATTTGATAAGTGGAGCATTAGAAAAGGTATTGCACCAAGAGATAAAAAAGGTAGGTTTGTAAATAGACAATCACTAAATTTTTTAATTGCAAGAAGTATTAAAAACAAAGGTATTAGAGCAACATTATTTTTTACTAAACCATTTGAACGTGGTTTAGATTTATACGGAGATGAAATAGTTGCTGGATTTTTAGAAGATAAATTAGATTTACAATGAGTACAATAATAAGAACAAGAAGCCCATATTTTATAAGAACACCACAAGAAACAGATGCTAACCTTAGTTACTTTCAAATTAATATAACTATTAAAGGTGGCGTTTTAGGTGTTGCTGGTTGTCCATCAAATTTAGGCACATACAGCTTACAGAAGAAACCATTAGGCACAGAGGATTCTGTAACTATAGAAATAAGCGAATTAGTAAACGATTTTATAGAACAAAAGTTTATTAATAACACGCCTACAACTGGATATAATGTTTCAGCAGATACACAATCAGTTTGGGTTACTGTTGTTACTTCAGCAAGAGAAAGTGATGGTACATTAATAGGTAGTGCAACAACTACTAATTATTTAGCTCAAGAAGGTTACAATGATTTTAAAGATGGTGTAAATTATATAACAGAACCTATTGCAATGATTAGTGGTTCTTACATACAGTATAACAAAGGAGACTATATTTATTTGCCTGTAAATGCTGAAAGGGTAAACAACGTTTATTTTAAAAATAATGGTTCTACTATTTCAACTTACGGTGTTTCAGATGATGGAGATGCAAACCAAAAAATAGATTATGCTTATTACTTAACTACATCACAAGAAATAGATGAAATACAAATTCAGTATGATGGAGATCCTACAACATCAATAACAGTAAAAGAAATTGAAGAATGTAAATATCCAGTTCACAAAATTGTTTTTTTAAATAGATGGGGAGCTTTTCAAGATTTGTACTTTTTTAAAAAGTCTACAGAAAGTTTAGAAAGCAGAAGCGAAAATTTTAATAGAAGCATCTTTGAAGCAAGGCAAGTTTACTATACTGAGAGAGAGGGCAATTGCGATACAAATTACAATTACAATGTTTATAGCACAACAGCACACGCAAAGAAAACATTTAATGCTAATGCAACTGAATCAATTAGTTTAAATACTGGTTTTGTACCTGAATCAATGAATCCATATTTTGAAGAATTAATGGTTAGTGAATATGTTTGGTTAATAGATGATAACGATGTTGTTTATCCAGTTAATTTAAAAGACAGTTCATTTACTTACAAAACTGGTTTAAATGATAAACTAATTAATTACACAATGAACTTTGAAAAATCATTTGCTTTAGTAAATAATATTAGATAATGCAAAAACTAATTCTATACATACAACCTCAACTTAGAAACACAACTACAGAACAAGATTTTGTTAGAGTTGATTTAATGGAAGAAGAACTAATTTCATTAACTCAAGTTATTCAAGATGTTAGTGATATAGAAAAACTATTTACTGATTATAGCAGAACTTTTAATTTGCCAGCAAGTAAAACAAATAACAAAATTTTTAAGCATTGGTACAATCCAGATGTAGAAGGTTTTGATGCTAATGTATTTTGTGAATCAAGAATTGAATTAAACCACTTACATTTTAGGTTTGGTAAAATACAATTGAATGAGGTTGTAATGAAGTTTGGCGAGCCATCAATGTATAAGGTAACTTTCTTTGGCAATACAGTATCTTTTAAAGATAAAATTAATGATGACCAGCTTAGTGATTTAGTTTGGTTAAATAATTTTAATCACGATGCAGATGCTGACTATATTAAAGCTGCTTTAGAATTTGGAAAAGATGTTACTGTTGATAGTGTAAGTTATACTGATGCAATTATATACCCGTTAATAGCACATTCACAAAGTTATATTTATGATAATCAAAATGGCTCTGCTAATTTAAGTAATGGTTTAAATATTAGCACAAATTCATCACATCACCAACAAAGAGGTGTTGTTCCTGAAGATTTAAAACCAGCTATACCAGTAAAAAATATTATAAAAGCTATTGAAGAACAATACAACATCACTTTTAAAACTGGTGAATTTTTTGATTCTACTGCTATGAATAATTTGTATTTGTGGCTACATAGAGCAAAAGGAAGAATTACTGGTGATTTAGTTACTGAATTAAGTAACACTACTTTTAATTGTACATCAGGAACTTCTAATTGTAACCATTATAATGGCGTTCTTTATCCATCTGTTCAATTTAGTAATGGCGATTATATATTTACACAAGCGTATACAAATGGCTATGAAGAAGGATTTAAGTTTACTGCTGAAATAATACCAGCATCTAGCTCAATACCTTACACCATTGAAATAGTAGATAGTTTAACAGATAGTATTGTAGCAACAGCAAGCAATTTAACAGGTACACAAAGCCATTCTATTGGTTATGGCAAACTACAAACTAACACACTTGCATTAAATGAATCAAAAAGATTATTTGCAAGAGTTAGAAGCGTTGATGCTTTAACTTTTTCTGCTGCACTTTCAATAGAACATTCTTATTTTGATTTAGCTTTAGGTAGATATGACTATAGTTTAACAGCTAATTACACAAGTTCATCTTCAAGCATTGTAACAAGTGCCACAATAATAATTACAGAACAAATTCCTGAATTATCAATTAAAGACTTTTTAAATGGTTTGTTTAGAGCATTTAACTTGACTGCTTATGTAGATTTTGATGATAAAATAGTTGTTAAAACTTTAGATAATTATTATGCTGGTGGTGATTCGTTTGATATTACAGAATATGTTAAAACTGATCAGCATACAGTAGGAGAGGCACTACCATTTTCAAATGTAGATTTAGAATATAGTGAACCAAAAAGCATACTTGCTCAAACTTTTAGAAGTATGAACAATAGAAGGTATGGTGAATTAAACTACATAGGTGATGCAAGCAAAAAGAATGAATACAAAATTACTTTACCATTTGAGCATATGTTGTATGAAAGGTTACAAGATAAAACAAGTGGTGCTTTAACATTAATACAAACTGGTAGTTTTTTAGATGATGACTTAAATCCAAGTATTGGACAACCTTTGTTGTTTTACGGAGTTGCAAGAACTGGTATTTATGCAAGTCCTATTAACTTTTTATATAGCACAAGACCTGAAACTTATGGTGCTTTGTGTCCAACAGGAACTAATTACACTTTGAACAACTTTTGGATGGCACACAATGCTAATGAATTAGGAACATCAACAACAGCACCAACATACAACTTAAACTTTGGTAGTGAAATAGATAGTTATCAATTAACTGATTATGGTGGTAACAATAATAGTTTATTTCAAACTTATTATGATAATTACATAACAAGAGTATTTAACAAGAAAACAAGGATATTTAAGTTCAATGCAATACTGCCACTAAAAGTATTATTAAATCTAACATTAGATGATTTAATTGTAGTTGGCACAAGAGCATACACAATAAATAAAATGTCCACTAAATTACAAAGTGGTGAAACAAATTTTGAACTATTAAACGAACCATCATAATGAAAACAATATTAGAAGCATTAGAATTTTGTAAAGCAAATAAATTATATGATAAGCATATAAATATTGCATTAGGTATTAATAAAGTACCACTAACATTTAAAGAAGGGTTTAACCAATTAAGAATGAAGAAATGAAAGAAGTTACATACAAATTAAATGTAGAAACTAATTCAGCAGTAAAAGAAGTTGATGATTTAAACAAAAGTTTAGAAACAACTAATGATGAAGTAAGTGGTTTAAAAACATCTGGTAAAGCATTAGGTGCATTAAAAACAGGTGCAAAAGGTGTTGCTGGTGGTTTTAAAATGATGGGAACTGCTTTAAAAGCAGCTGGTATAGGTTTAGCACTTGCAGCATTTACCGCATTAAAAGAACTGTTTGAACAAAATCAAAAAGTAGTAGATGTATTTAATATTGCTTTTGAAAGTTTATCTATAGCATTTAGTGATTTCTTTAATTTTATTTCTAAAAATGTAGGAGCAGTATCTGAGTTTTTTAAGAAAATATTTGATGACCCATTAGCATCAGTCAAATCATTAGGTAATGCTATAAAAGATAATATTATTGAAAGAGTTAAATCAGCACTTGAAGTATTTGGCTTTTTAGGTAAGGCAATGAAAAAACTATTTGCTGGTGATTTTAAAGGTGCAATAGATGAAGTTAAAAATGCTGGTAGTGAATTTGTAGATGTATTAACTGGAGTTGACAATTCAGTAGAAAAAGCATCAGAAGTTATTAGTGAAGGTGTAACTGCATTAACAGAATACACTAAATCAACAGTAGAGGCAGCAACTGCAAATGTAGAACTTAAAAAACAAGCTGAATTAGCAGCAGTCGCAAATCAAGGATTAATAGAAAAATATGATTTACAAGCTGAATCACTAAGGCAAATAAGAGATGATGAAAGGTTAAGCATTGAAGATAGAAAAAAAGCTAATGATGAATTGTTATTAGTGTTAGACCAACAAGAAAAGGCAATGTTATCTAATGCTCAAATTTCATTAAGAGCAGCACAAGCAGAACTTAAAAAAGATAAAAATAATATTGAGTTTAAGAAAGCTGTAATGGAATCTGAAAATGAATTAGCTGCTGTTAGGGCGCAAGTAGCTGGTTTTAGAAGTGAACAACAAGCAAACGATTTAGCATTAAGTAAAGAAGAATTAGAAATGACTAATTCTAAGTTAGAAGCAGAAAACAATTTATCTATTGAAAGAAAAAAGTTTAATGCAGAGCAGATAAAAGATGAAAGAGAAAGGTTATTAGAATTACAAAGAATTGATGCAGAAGAAGCTGAATTAGGCAGAACAAGACTAACTAATGAGATAGCACTTTATAAAGAAGGCACACAAGCTAAAGTTGATGCAGAAATAGCACTTGCAGAGTTTGAAGAACAAATATATCAGCAAAAAGTTAATAGAACTAATGAACTAACTGCTTTAGAAACAGCTAATACAGATAAAATTGATGCAAAAGATAAAGCATCAGCACAAGCTAAAATAGATAACCAACAAGCAATATTAGATGCAACAAGTTCTGCATTAAGTTCTATTGGTCAAATTGCCGATGCGTTTGCTGGTGATGATGAAGAAAGAGCAAGAAAAGCATTTAATATAAATAAAGGACTTGGTATTGCACAAGCAATTATTTCTACATCACAAGGTATAATGAATGCTTATACTAATCCAGTTGACGTTGCATCTGGTGTAGCTTTTGCAAAAAGTATTTCAATAGGTTTAGCTGGCGCAGCACAAATTGCTACAATAGCAACAACACAATTTAAACCTTCTGGTGGCGGTGGTGGTACTGCACCAAGCACAAGCACATCAGGTGATGGAGCATCGGCAACACAAGCACCAAGTTTTAATGTAGTAGGGCAATCAGGATTTAATCAAATTGCTGGAGCATTAGGCCAACAACCACCAGCACAAGCATTTGTAGTAGCTGGAGATGTTACAACAGCACAACAATTACAAAACAATACAATACAACAAGCAACTTTTTAAAATAAAATACAATGGATATAATAGAATTAATATTAGATGAAGAAAATGAAGAAATGGTTGGAATAGATGCAGTTAGCATCGTAGAGAATCCAGCAATTGAATCTGACTTTATAACATTAGCAAGTGAAGAAATACAACTTGCAAAAATAGATGAAGAAAAAAAACTGCTTCTTGGTGCAGCACTTATACCAAATAAGCCAATATTTAGAAAGCGTAATGACACAACTTTTTATGTTTACTTTTCTAAGGATACAGTAAGAAGGGCAAGCGAATTATTTTTTCAAAACAGCAATCAAAACAACGCAACCTTAGAACACCAAATGAGTGTAAATGGTTTAACTGTTGTAGAATCGTGGATAGTAGAAGATACTAAAATGGACAAATCAGCTAAGTATGGTTTAGAAATGCCAGAAGGTACTTGGATGATTTCAATGAAAGTAGAAAATGATGAAATTTGGACTGATTATGTTAAAACTGGTAAAGTAAAAGGTTTTAGTATTGAGGGTTACTTTGCTGATAAGGCACAAATTAAAAAACCAGATACAAAAGCAGAAATGCAAGCTATTGAAGAAGAAGAGGCAGAATATATGCTTAGTAATATTAAAGCACTAATAAAAAAAGATAAAAGAACTAAATCTGGTAAAAAGATAGAATTAGAAACTTATAACGATTATCCACAAGCAGTTAGTAATAATGCAAAAAGAGGTATTGAACTAAATGAAAAAGTAAACAATAAATGTGCTACTCAAGTTGGTAAAATACGTGCGCAACAATTAGCAAAAAAAGAAAATATTAGTTTGCAAACTTTAAAAAGGATGTACAGCTATTTAAGTAGGGCGCAAGAATATTATGATGAAGGAGATACTAAAGCGTGTGGTACAATTAGTTATTTATTGTGGGGTGGTAAAGCTGGTTTAAGATGGAGTGAAAGCAAGTTAAAAAAGTTAGGTGAAATCAATCTAGCTTCTATGGTAGTTGATGACAATTTTGCAATAATAGATGATAGATTAGCTTATAACACACAAGAAAAAGCTGAGGAGATGGCTAAAAACATAGGTTGTGAAGGTTTTCACGTACACGAATTTGAGGGTAAAGAATGGTATATGCCTTGTGAAGCACATACACAAATGAAAAAACCTTGCCAAGCTGGTTATGAACAATATGGTATGAAAATTAAAAACGGTAAAAAAGTACCTAATTGTGTACCAATAAAATAAACAATATGAGAAGTAAAAAATTTAAAACACCAAGTAATACATCACCTAAAAATACTAAACGTGGTTGCTTGTGTCCTGACGGCAAAAGATACAGTAATAAATGCTGTGATGGTAGCCTACAAGCACAAGGTATAGGTAAAGTATAAAATAAAGTTGTAAAAAAATATAACAGTTAACGTTTTCAAACGTTTATAGGTATATACTCAAATTATGAAAGCAAACGAAATACTAAACAAAATAAAAAATATTGTTGGTGAAAAAGTTGAACTTTCTGAAGAAAAAATAGAAATGGCTGAAATGACATTAGAAAACGGAACTGTATTAGTTGCAGAATCTTTTGAAGCTGGTAAATCTATATTTATTAAAACTGATGATGAGCAAATTGCTTTACCTATTGGTGAATATGAATTAGAAGAAGGCAAAATTTTAGTTGTATCTGAAGAGGGTTTAATTGACAGTATTAAAGAAGCTGCTGAAGAAGAGGTAGCTGAAGAAGAAGAATTATCTGAAGAATCTGAAGAAGTTAAAGAAACTGAATTAGAAGAAGAAGAAAAAGAAGAAATGAACTATGTTACTAAAGAAGAGTTTACATCTGCTGTTGAAGAAATCAAAGCAATGATTGACGAAAAACTTGGTAACAAAGAAGAAATGAAGGAAGAAGTAATAGAAGAGAAAGAAGAACTTTCTGCTGTTGCTCCTGAACCTGTAAAACATAATCCTGAAGCTGAAGTTGATAATAAAGTAAATTTTCATATTGCAAGCAATAGAACACAAACAACGAAAGACAGGGTTTTTGATAAAATTTTTAACAATAATTAATATAAAATAAAATGGCGACAACAACAAGTATAACAAGTACTTACGCTGGAGAATTTGCAGGTAAATATATTTCTGCTGCTCTTTTAAGTGCTAACACAATTGATAAAGGCGGTATTGAAGTAATGCCTAATATCAAATATAAGTCTACTATGAAAAAAGTAGCTACTGATGCAAACGTAATTAAAAACGCTTCTTGCGATTTTGATGCAACTGCTACAGTAACATTAACTGAGAGATTACTACAACCAGAAGAATTTCAAGTAAACTTACAATTTTGTAAGCAAGACTTTATTTCTGATTGGGAAGCTGCTCAAATGGGATATTCTGCATTTGATAAAATGCCACCTAAGTTTTCAGATTTTATTATTGGCCACGTAGCTGGTTTAGTAGCTGAAAAAACTGAGCAAAACATTTGGGAAGGTGTTAATGCAAACGCTGGAGAATTTGATGGATTAGTAACTTTAGCTTTGGCTGATGCTGATGTAGTAGATGTAGCATCTCACGCTGCTGTAACTGCTGCTAACGTAATTGATAAATTAGGTTCTATTGTTGATGCAGTACCTTCTGCACTTTACAATAAAGAAGATTTACATATTTACGTATCACAAAACATTGCAAGAGCTTATGTAAGAGCTTTAGGTGGTTTTGCTACTTCTATTGGTTCAAATGGTGTTAACGCACAGGGAACACAATGGTACAACGCTGGTGGGCAACTATCTTTTGATGGTGTAAAAATCTTTGTTTGTAATGGATTAGCTGATGATACTGCAATGGCTGCTCAAAAATCTAACTTATACTTTGGTACTGGTTTATTAAACGATATGAACGAAGTTAAAGTATTAGATATGGCTGACTTAGATGGCTCACAAAATGTAAGAGTTGTAATGAGATATACAAGTGCTGTAAATTACGGAATAGGTTCTGATATAGTTTTATACCACGCCTAAGAATTAATTAATAACAAGGGGGTGTGATTCCCCCTTTATTTAAATTTTAATAATATGGCTTGCGATTTAACAGCTGGTAGAAAAGTACCTTGTAAAGATGTAATTGGTGGTATTGTTAGAGCTTGGTTTGTTGACTTTGGAGACTTAGGAACTGTAACCAAAACTGCTGACGAAATTACTGATTTATCTGGTACATTTACTTGCTACCAATATGAATTAAAAGGTACTAATAGTTTGGAAACTGCTATTACATCCTCAAGAGAGAATGGAACAACATTCTTTGAAGAAACATTAACTTTAACACTACCTAAACTATCTAAAGAAGATAATAAGGAACTTAAGCTAATGGCTTACGGTAGACCTCACATTGCTGTTGAGGATAGAAACGGTAACTTTATGCTTTGTGGCTTAGAACACGGAATGGAAGTAACTGGTGGTAGTATAGCTACAGGAACAGCTTTTGGTGACTTAAGCGGTTACTCACTAACATTAACTGGACAAGAATTAGAGCCAGCTAACTTTATTAGTGGTGGTACTGCTGCTGATCCTTTTGCTGGAATGAGTTCTGCAACTGTAACTGTAACTGTAGGTACGAATAGTTAAAAAATACGCGATTAAATTAATTGTGTGATTCATAATATATAGTTTGATTGGAGGGGTGGAAGTGATTAGCCACCCCTTTTTTATTATAAAATATGCAGATAAATCCAACATTAGGGGTAAAATATATTAACTTTATACCAAGAGAGGATATTTTAAATACTAAAACATATAAAATTGATATTAAATCAGAAGCACAAAATAAAATTATTTTTACAGATACTGATATGACCATTAATGAATTAGACTATTATTATCAATATACTTTTCTTGAAGATTTTCAACAACCTACAATATTAAAAGAAAACAATTACTATACTATTACAATCACTAACACAACAGATAGCGCAATAATTTTTAAAGACAAGATGTATTGTTCAGACCAAACACTTTCAGACTATGAAATTTCAAATGGTGTTTATATAGAACAAAGCACAGGAGACAATCAATTTATATATTATGGATAATTTACATTTAATACAATTAGGTCAATACGAAAGGCCAACAATCACAGAGGAACGTAATAAAGATTGGGTTTCTATAGGCGATAACAATGATTATTACCAAAGTTTGATTGATGCTTATATGGATAGCACAACAAACAATGCTGTAATTAACGGTGTTGTTAATCAAATTTACGGAAAAGGATTAGATGCAACTGATTCTGCTCAAAAGCCAGACCAGTATGCACAAATGAAAAGTTTAGTAAAACCACACGATTTAAGAAACGTTTGCCAAGATTTAAAGTTATTAGGTGAAGCTGCTTTTCAAATAACTTACAATGGTTCTAAAATATCAGCAATAACACACTTTCCAAGAGAAACGTTAAGAGCTGAAAAAATGAATGATAATGGTGAAGTAAAAAACTATTTTTATTCTGCTGATTGGAGTAAGGTTAATAGAAATACAAAACTAAAAAAGTTTCCTGTATTTGGTAGTGGCGCACAAAATGAAATATTTATTATTAAAAGATATGTAACTGGTTTTTACTATTATAGTCCAGCAGATTACAATACTGCCTATGCAACACTTGAAGATGAGATAGCGTGTTATTTAATTAATGATACACAAAATGGTTTTAGTGGTACAAAGGTGGTGAACTTTAACAATGGTGTACCAGATAGAGAAAAGCAATTAGCTATTAAGAATGATGTAATGTCAAAACTAACTGGTAGCTATGGCGAAAAGGTAATTGTAGCATTTAACAATAATGCAGAAAGTAAAACAACTGTTGAGGATATACCGTTAAATGATGCTCCAGCACATTATTCTTATTTAAGTGAAGAATGTTCCAGGAAAATTATGCTTACTCATAGAGTTACTTCACCATTGTTATTAGGTTTATCTTCTGCTAATGGTTTTTCTTCTAATGCTGACGAAATAGAGAACGCCTCAAGGCTTTTTAACAATGTAGTTATACAACCGTACCAAAACCTTTTAATTGATAGCTTAGATACAATATTAGCAGTAAATGATATTAGTTTAAATCTTTACTTTAAAACTATTGAGCCATTAGAGTTTATGGAGTTAGATGAACTTGATAATGAAGAAAGAGAAGAACAAACAGGTATTAAAGAAGATGATGATTTTAGCACAGAGCTTGAAATAATGGCTTCTAAGAGCATTTCAGATGAAGATAGTGATTTACTACTAAATGAAGCATTAGATACCTTAGGTGGTGAAATAATGAATAGTGAAGAATTTGAAATAGTTGATATTAGAGATGTAAGCGAAGATAATATGAGTGTTGAAGATTGGGCTAATAATATGATAGAATTAGCATCAGCAGTTAAAAGTGATACACCAATTAAAAACTCACCTAACAAAGAATCTAATTTAGATAAAAGTTATTATAAAGTAAGATACAAATACAATACAGCAAGTGCAAAAGGCAAAGGTGGTAAGAGTAGAAAGTTTTGCAAAGAAATGATGTCAAGAAGCAAAAGAGGTGTTGTATATAGATTAGAAGATATTGATAAAGCAAGTAGGCAAATGAATTTTAAAGCTGCTGAGTTACCAATGCACAAAGGCCAAAAGTATGATTTATTTAAGTTTAAAGGTGGCGTATATTGTAGGCATAAATGGCAGCAAGTATTGTATAGAATGAAAATTGATGCTGCTTTAGATGGTAAAAAAGGTAGTAAAGATTTAAAAGATTATGATGTAGTAAAAGAAATACCAAAGAGTTATGAAGCAAAACCAAGAGGACATAAACAAGCAAAGAAAGCTCCAGTAAATATGCCGAATAAAGGACATCATCCAAATTATAAAAAGTAAGTAATGAAAACAACAATAGAAAGAATATTTGAAACATTAAGTAAAGAAAAGGTAGAATTAGCAACTCATAAAGTTAATTTAGGTAGTGTAAATGAAATAAAACAAGAAATAAACAAAGTTAATAAAGCTATTTCTAAAGTTTCTAATTCTTTAGAGGAATTAAAAAAAATTACAAAATTAATAGACCAAAAAGCAAATGAACAAAGAAATGAAAATGCAAATGGTGAAAATGTTGTAGATAAAGCTAAAGAAGTAAGTTTTGAGTTTGCAAGAAAAGCTAAAGAATTAGGTGTAGATGTTAAAAGTATAAAAGAATATAATGATTTAGGTGAAAAAATAGGTTTGCTCATTAATGAAATAGAAAGTGGATACAAATTTTTAAAAAGTAATTAATATATAATATAATTAAAATGAGAACACAAAGAAGAGTATTTGAAAAACTAAGTGAATCTACAAAAGTAGAATTAGCAAGTGAAAGAATAGAACTAAAAACACTTTCTCAATTAAAAGAAAATATTAAAAGAGCAAATTCTTTAATAAAACTTGCTGAAAAAGAAGGAAATATTTTTGCAAAAGCAGAAGCTGATTTAGCAAGAGCTTATTCAAGATTTATTAAAGTTAGAAATGAATTAAATTATCACGCTCAAAGAATTATACCAATGGATAATGAAGATTTAATGAAGAAAGTGAGAGAATTAGGTTTAAAAGAAAATGATGTGCCAGAAATAAAAAAAACAAAAAAACTTCAATCTGAATTAATGGAGTATGTTAAGTTTTATGATGACGTTAAAAAATATATACCACAAGTATAAAGGAAAATGAGTAAAGCACTATTTGTAACAAGACACGATATTTCAGTATTTACTGCTGCTAATGGTAATATAGATAATGATAAACTATTACCATTTATAAATCAAGCACAGGATATACATATACAGAATTACTTAGGTACTGAATTATATGTTAAAATACAAAATGAAATAACTGCTGGTACATTAGCTGATCCTTACTTAGCTTTGTTAAACGATTATATAAAAAGTATGCTACTACATTGGAGTATGGTAGAATACTTACCTTACGCTGGTGTTAATATTGCTAATGGTGGTATATATACTAAGAATCCTGAAAATAGCACAGCACT